CGAGTTTTGTGCAAAAACATTGAATGACGTTATGGGACGCCGACCAAACACCGCAATCCTAGCTCAAGCCGCCGCTACCGGCGTCGGTTTGCGTCAGGCTCGGCGCCAGCTTGAGAAAGGGCAGGCGGTTGCGACCGCAAAGCCTATGAAGCCGATCGCCGGGATAGGATTAGACGGCGAGATCGATCGACTAGAATCGTTGGCCGCTACCTTGGGCGAGGCAGCCAAGGAGGCGAGCGGGCCGGAGCGGTCGTCACTGATAGGCGATTACACCCGCGTCGTGGAGGCACTGCGAAAAATGAAGGGCGATCGGCCGGACATCAACGAAGCGGAGGGCAAGATGGTGCCGATCGACGAGGCAGACAAGATACTGGCACGCCGAACCAACGCACTAATCCCATTACTGCTTGGCATGCCAAAACGCTTAGCGCCTATCTGCGCTCACCGGCCAGCCGCTGAGATTCAGAAAGAGGTCGAGAACGAGGTGGGGCAAGTAATGCGACAAGTGCAGGCCGCGCTGTGAAGGCAGCCGAACAGCTACTAAAACGCGAGCGCGACCGCTGGAACTTCGAGCCACCGCCGTCCGTTATCGAGTGGGCGGAAAAGAACATCCAGCTAGATAGCAGGATCACGGCTCGCCCAGGTCTTTACTCAACCAAGTACACGCCTTACGTGGCGGGTGTACTTGAAGCGCTGGCCGATCCAGGCGTGCATACCGTTAGCCTTTGCTGGGGATCGCAGACAGGCAAGACGCTGACTCTGGCTATCTGGCTGGCGTACAGAATCGCCAACGATCCGGCGCCTGCACTGCTCGTAATGCCTAACGCGGATCTGGCTAGGAGCTACAGCGAAACACGACTGACTCCGATCTTTGAGAAGTGTAAGCCGGTGCGGGCGCTGTTCCCATACGACAGCGACGATTTCAAAATCCTAGAGATGCAGTTTACCAGCATGACTCTCAGCCTAGTGGGATCGAATAGCCCGGCCAACATCAGCTCCCGCCCGATCTGCATTGCGGTACTGGACGAGCTGGACAAGTTTGCGCCACCGACCGAACGCGAGGCGGCCGCCTACAATCTGGCGCTAGAACGCACAAAGGCTTTCCCCAACCGCAAGCACGTGCTGACTAGCACGCCGACGTTAAGCACGGGCGATATATGGCAGAACTATCAGGCAGGAACGCAGGAAACTTTCCACGTCCCTTGCCATGCTTGTGGTGAATTTCAGGCGATGGAATTCGGGCAAGTGCGTTGGGCGGATAGCGCACGTAATCCTGACGGCAAATGGGACTTACAGAAAGTGGGGGAGACGGCCGCTTATCATTGTACGAAGTGCAACGAGCCGTGGACTGAAGGCCATAGGCGATCGGCCGTTGAGCAAGGCAAGTGGGTGGCAGCAAATCCAAACGCGGAACGCGGAAGGCGAAGCATGCGACTGCCTAGTTGGTACTCGCCCACCGTCACCTTTGCCGACTGCGCCAAACAGTTCCTAACTCAAAAGCATTATCTGCACGGCTTGCAAGGATTCGTGAACGGATGGAGTGCGATGCCGTGGGAGGACCAGTTTGACGACGATAAAACAATCGATATTCCCGCCGGCGCATTTGCGAAAAAGCAGGATTGGGAAACCGAACATATTAAACTGGCGGCCATAGACAGACAGATCGACGAGTACTGGTTTGTGGTGAGGGCGTTTGCCAGGGATGGAACCAGCCGACTAATCGACGAAGGCCGAGCACGAACAATCGAGGACGTGGCCCAACACCTGCACACGCTAGGCGTTCAGCCGAAGCACACGGCAATGGATAGCGGATACGAGACTCAAGACTCCTACCGAATCTGTGCTCGCTACAAGTGGACTGCATTAAAAGGCGAGGAGCGGCCAGCTTACTGGATCGAAACGCCACGCGGTCGGATGAAGTCGGTACACTCAGCCGAGCAACCCACTGACGCAGGCTGCATGCTTCTACTACTCAGCTCGCCAGCCTGTCAGGATTTGCTGGCATGGTTGCGGAGAGGGCAGGGGCCACGCTGGGAGATCGCGCATGACGTAAGCCCAGACTACCGCGAGCACATGAGCAGCCACAAAAAGGTGCATCGGATTAACCGCAAGACGGGACGCGATCATTATGAATGGATACGAATCAAAAGCAGGCAGGATCACTTATACGATTGCGAAACTTATCTGGCTGGCTTTGCCGTGTACGGAAAAGTCATTAGGCCGACCGCCTCGCTTGACGAGGAATCGTTGACACCCGTGGCGACGTGATGGCTATTTCCCGCAGACTCACGCGGGCAGTTGCGACGAACTACCTGGCACAAGCCTCTGGGGTTACCGCAAGCGCCCTGACCAACCTTGCCACTGACCGCAACGCGGCAATGACGGGCGCAGCATCAGGCCGTGCATTGGTTGGATCTTCAGCGGGCGGACAGTCAGCCAGCTTCCAGATCGATCTTAAACCTACCGAACGGGTTGAGTTATTTTAGGCCGCAATCGATTACCTAAACGGCGTACAGGTCACACGCACTAGCGCCTCATTTTCTTATATTCTGGATAGCTGATTATGGCACAGAAACTTTCACTCGTGGCTCGGATGGGCGCAGGAATTAAAGCGTTTGGCGCTGGATTCGGTGCAGGCATCAGCACATTCCAACCCTACGAAGGCGCAGGCTTTTCGCGCAAGCGTCCTGTCATCTATGGGGCACACGCTCGCGATTCGCGGCTAGATCTAAACGAAGCCACACGGGTTGAATTGCTCAAACTCGCCCGGCACATGTACCGCAACGTGGGTCTGATTAAAGGCGCGGTGGATTCCATTGCCACCTATTCGATCGGGCCAGGACTCCGGCCGCAGTATCGCGGAACAGATCAAGACTTTGGCAGACTGTGCGAGGAATATTGGCGCGACGTGGTAGTGCCATCTCCCGAAGTTACGGGCCGAATGACTTGGACAGACATGCTGCTGGCGTTATCACGATCGATCGACGTGGACGGTGACGTATTCGTCATTATGACGGAAAAGGGAAAGCTACAGATTGTGGAAGGTCACCGCGTTTGCGAAGGCGATGACTACGGAACTTCTGACGGCGTATTCCTCGGCAAGCTCGGAGAGCCTACTGGATACTTAGTTCAAACAGGCGAACTGTATCGCAAGCTTTCAGCAGACACAGTCATTCACCTAATGGAGCTGGAACGGCCCGATCAGATTCGTGGCGGCTCTTCACTAGCCCGCGCATTGAACCATGTCCGTGATTTAAAAATGCTTGGCGAGTTTGAGAAGGACGCATTGAAATTGCAGGGATCGATTGCGGCAGTCATAACTACCGACCAAGGCGACGAGCTGGCTGGGCAGGGTGGATTCTTTGGAACCGTGCAGGCTCAAGACACAGGCGAACCCACTATCGCCCGCGAGGAGATCACAAGCTCGGCAACCATCCCGCGCCTTTCACCTGGCGAAAAGATTGAGATGATCGGGCCGAACCGACCGCACGCTGGCTTTGAGCCGTTCGCTAAGTTCCTAATTCGTGACGTGGCCATGGGCCTAGGCTTGCCCGTTGAGTTTGTCTACGACCCAGCAAGCGTCGGCGGGGCAGGGATGCGGTTTATTGTAGCGAAAGCCCAGCGCAGATTTGAGCAGAGGCAACGCCTACTCATCGACAGATTCTGCAATCGTGCCTGGCGCTACTTCATCGGCGGTGCAATCGCCAACGGCGACCTACCGGCCGTCGAGGATTACGCAAAGGTAACGTGGCAGACTCCGAAGTCGCTGACCGTGGATGCCGGCCGCGAGGCACAACAGGCACGCGAGGATTACAAAGCTGGCTTATCTAGCTTGCAGGATTATTTTGGCGAACTTGGCCAAGATTGGGAAGAGCAAGTCAGGCAAATCGCTAAAGAGCGTGAATTTGTAGCATCGATTGGAACAGTCGCACCGCAGACCGACGTGGCGGCCCCGGTGGAAGTAGTTAAAGAAGCACCCGCAATCGACGAACCCACGCCCGTTAATCCAGAAAAAGATCCGAACGCTGGACCAGATGCGGAGCTAAGCGCAAGGGTTGAGCTAGATTTGCCAACACAAAACGCTGGCGAAACCGATGATAAGTTTATGGCTCGCTGCATGGGTAATCCAACAATGGTGTCCGAGTTTCCAGAAAATGATCAAAGGGCAGCCGTTTGTGCTAGGCAGATGAAACTATCTACCAAACCACAAACAGAGTCTTTCACCATGCTGGACGATCCAGATTTTAAACTATCGGCAAAAGAGTTGGATATGGTTGCCAAGGCCATCGGATTAAAAGATAAGAAATCAAGAACTACCAAAAGAAAATAGTTGTACGCACACCCTCCGCCCATACGATTAGGGCGTGAGCGGTAATTCACCAGATACAGACACGCTTTACTATTACGACGACACTATCAGCGTAACTAAAAATATGGTCACGCTTGGGCATCCTCATAACCAAGTTTTTAATCTGGCGACCATTCACGGGGTAAGTCACGGCCGAGATAACAGCGGGATGATTGTCAGGTTAATGTGGGTTTTGCTTGGCGTCTTTGGTTTATTAATGGGCTGGATTTTATTTACAGAGGACTGGAAGCTTACAGGCGGAACTATATTTCTAGGCTCTATTGGCATTTGCTGGCTGGCCATACGAGGGTCAGCACGCCCTTTCGTTGAGTTAAAGTTTGGCGGCTTAAACAATCAAATGCTGTACATGAAAAAAATGGATGAGGCTGAAGCGTTAGCCGTATCCATAAGGATGGCAATGCACGACCTGAACACTCCGCCCGAACCCGGCCAACCCGTTTACAATCCAATCTTTCCAGAACCAAAAAACCCCGTTTCACGCAATCCCATCTTTAGCCGAAACTGATTTGACACCTGTTGGCCAGCATGGCCAACAAACTTTCTAACGTATCCATTTTAACAGTAGGCGAGGCCAAAGGGCACAACCTACTGATCGACCAAACATCGCTAGAGCAAGCGCTGGCTGTAGCGCTGACCATGAAGCGCATTAAAGTGACCATGGGCCACGGTGCGGAAGTCTCTGGAATCTTAGGGTATATCGACGGATTTAAGATCGAAGGCGATCGACTCATGGGCGATCTCACCCTGTTTAACACTAACGAGGCGCAGTTTGTTCAGCACTTAGCCAACGTATTGCCCGAAGGATTTGGCCTATCCCTAACCTTTAGCGGAGTGCCTGAACAAGTAGCGGGCGATCGTTTTGCCAGGGTAAGCGAGATCTACGATATTTCCGTAGTCAGCACCCCGGCCGCCAACCCCGCAGGCATGTTTTCTGCATTCACAGCAGTTGACATGAAAAAACTTCAAATGAACGAAGCACCTGTCGAAGTCAAAAAAGAGCTCAGCGAGCCTGCCGTTGTGGCAGCTCCAGCACCCGAAACTCCTGCCGTTGAAACTCCCGCAGTTGTCGAAGCACCGAAAGCCGAACTGGCTGAAGTGCCTGCCGACAAGCCTGCGGAAAAAATGGCAGAACCTACTTTGACCGACATCGCCGGGATGCTTGCAGAACTGCTCGCTCTTATGAAAGCGGACGCAACTCAGGACGTGACCGAAGCTCCTGAGATGCCCGCTGAAGATATGGCGAAAAAAGAGATGAGCGCAAAGACTGAAGAAAAGGCCGACGAGAAGGCCGTGACCACTTTGGAAAAAGCCAAGGCCGACGCTGCTGGCGCAGTGGCGGTTCCCGCTGAATCGAGCCAACCGCTCGGCCGGGCAGAAATCCTCAATCAATTCAACGCGGAAAAGAATCCGGCCCGTCGGTCGGAACTGCTCCGCAAACTCGGACTGTAATCCAGTCCACTAGGAGAACACTACAATGGCCAACTCAATCGGAACAACGAATGCCAATGTAATCGCTCAGAGGGCTCTCGAGATCCTCGTGGCGGATTACAGCTTCCTCAGAAACTCCGTCACGGATTTCAGCAGCGAAGCGGCTAAATACAACGCCTCGATCTACACCCACCGCATCTCTGCGACGACCGCCCAGGACTACTCCCAGGCTAACGGTTACGTAGCATCTGCGACCACTCAGACAGACGTGCAGATCACTCTTAACAAGTTTAAGCACGTTTCCTACTCTGTGGACGATCAAGAGCGCACCAGCTCCAACATCAACCTGATCGAGCGTTTCGCCGGCGCAGCCGCGCATGCTCTCGGCTTGCAGATGGTTGGCGACTTGCTTGCTCTCGTCACCTCCACCAGCTTCACCTCCGCGCTCACGCAGAGTTCGGCCACTTTCAGCTACGCCTCCGTGGTGTCGGCTGGAATCACCCTCAACAATGCGAACGTGCCTCAGAATGATCGTTATGCGGTTTTGGCGCCTTCCTACTATGGCCGTCTCTTGAATGATTCGACCATCGTGGCGAACGCTCAGATCAGCGGCGAACAAGCTCGCACGGCTGGCATTGGATCGGTTGCAGGATTTAACATCAACATGTACAGCGCAGTGCCTTCCAACAGCATCACCCTCGGCGGATTCTTCGCTCAGCGTGAAGCGTTGTTAATCGCAGCTCGCGTTCCTGAAGTCCCGACGGGCGTTCCCATCCCTGGAACGATCGACACGGTGACGGAACCCCGCACTGGTCTATCCGTCCAAGTTCGCGAGAACTACGACGTGGTTAAGGGCATGCTCCAACGCACCTACGCGCTGATCTACGGCGTGAAGGCTGGCGAGACAAACAGCCTCGTGCGCATCAACGGTAGCTAATTCACTCGGGGAGGGCGGTGGGCTGAAAGGCTCACCGCCCTTTCCACTTTAAGAAATCCTCACATGTCCGAATTCACAGAAGCACTTAAGGAAAGTCTGGCCGCCCTTTATACTCAAACTGGCACGGCCGCCACAATCGGTTCCACTTCAGTCACTGGCATTCTCTCTACTGTTACTCGTAAAGAAAACGTCGATCTCGGCGGGTATGATCTGGATCTAAACTCCACCTTTACCATCGACGTGGCAAACCTGGCCACAGCTCCAACGATCGGATCTATTCTGCTAGCTAACTCAATCAGCTATCGCGTGGCGTCGATTGATACTTCTATCGGTAGTTACGTCCTCGGGTTGCGAGAGGTTTAGAATGGCCACTCGAAATCCTAAAATCTCCATCTACATGATTGCCGGGCACGAGGCCCAATTTATCGACCGTTGCCTTACCGCCTTCAAGCCATACTGCGACGAGCTGGTCGTGTGCATTGCCCAGGGCGCTCGGCCTGACGACGGCACGCGGGCGATCGCTGAAAAGGCAGGGGCCAAGATAGTTGAATATAAAAACGCACCAGCAGGTGCGAGCTGGCCCCACGTCGATAACTTTGCCGCTGCCCGCAACACCGCACTGGATGCCTGCACGGGCGACTATGCGGTATGGGTAGATTGCGATGACTTGCCACATAAAGACCTCAAAAATGCTCTTAAAAGGGGCGTGGAAGCGTTTGAACAGAATCCCAAGCTCGGCATCTATGCAGGCGTCTATGACGTTATAAACGCCAAATTAAGGCCAGTACGCGAGCGCATGGTGAGGCGTATAGACGGCGTATGGTCTGGCAGGTGGAACTACGCAGTGCATGAGGCGCTGTTGCCTAATGCTGGGCTAGAATCTGTCGGTGAGCAGGCAGTATGGGTGGAGCATCACCCCGGTGGCTATAAGCCAAACAGCGCCGATCGGAATCTCCGCATCCTTCAGGGACAGTTAAGCGAGGCGGGCAAGTATGCGTACTACTACCAGCAGGAACTTTTCTTAGGAAATCGCAGGACGGAATCAGAGCCGTGGTCACACGTCGCGGCCGTCTGGCCGGGACAAGAGGCCACGCTGGCATACGAGGCCGCATGCAATCAGGCCACAGCAACGCAGGATCGCAACGTTCGGATCGGCCTATACCAAAAGGCACATCAAATGAATCCTGGGCGAAGGGAAGCGATTTACTATTTAGCCAGGGAAGAGGCAAGCGTGGGTGCGTGGTTGCAGGCATATCACTTGCTCAAGTCGGCAA